CTACGTGGTAACTTGGTGTTTGATCACCTGTTGCATTAGAAGCCATATTATTAACAATCGCTGCACGACCGTCATTAGTGTTATAACTCGCATCCCATATTAATGCTGCTCCTGATTGTGCTACTCCATTAGAACCGCCAAATACAATACCGGAATCTCCAGTAGTTGCTGAGCCAGAATTAAGAAGTATAAATCTATCTTCTATATCTAAGTTAGTAACATTAGCATTAAATGTATCACCTTCTACTGTAAGGTTCCCAGATAAGGTTAAATTTGTAAATTGAGGAGAATCAGCTGTACCTAAGTCAATTAAATCTTTAACTTCTACTGCTGTAATACCTGTTCTTAATGTAGGAGCACCGCCGTTATCGTATATAGCGGCTGGGTTTGTAATATCCTGTCCAATTATTTGAATTGAACCAGATACTGTGCCTGAAGGTAGAATTGCTGTTACAGATCCTGCTGTTACTGTACCAACAGTAGTAATTGCTGATTGTAAGAAGTGTTCTCCTGCAACAAAATTAGTAGTCGAATCGTGATCTATTTGAATTGATGAGGAGACTATTCCTTCACCTGCGCTGAGTAGATACCCCGAGTCGTTATTTAAATTTGATATATTTGATCCGGAGACCAGTAATTTTTTCCACTGTGCCATGTTAAAATCTCTTTAATTGTATTTTATAATAAATATGCTTTAATTTGAATAACCAAAGTAGTAATCATTGCTAGCGCTATAGAATAATCCACCAGCAACAGCTGTAGGAGTATTTGATTGCGATATAAACTGTGTTACACCTTCTTTATTTACTTTTACTTTCTCTTCTCCTTCTACTTTTATACTAAATACATCTTCAACACCATCTAAATCTATAGTTAACGAACCCGATGTACTAAAAGAACCTGAAACGTTAAGAGAACCTGTTAAGTATTCCCCTATTTCAGGTAATATGTTGTTTATTTGGTTCCAAAATACTTGAGCCATTATCCATTAAGTTTTCCAGTTATAGTAATCTCCATTCCTTCTGTAATTGTATATCCTAAGTTGGAGTTATGGAAATCTACTAGTAAATCGGCTCCTTCTTGGACTATTCTATCTATAGCTGATGGCTCTATGGTTAATCCTCCTATAGTTACTGAGAAATCATCTATTTCATGGTCAGGAAAGTTTGCAGGAGGTATAGCTAGTGTAACATTAGCAAAAGTAATGCTGTTTTCAACATTATCTATTACGTAACTATTATTATTTGTATCTACTGTATTAGAAAGTGCTAAATAAGTTCTTTCTTCTGCTGTCATACCACTAAAGTTGATGTTGACCTCTGACTTACCTGTTAAGTTGTCGTAAAACCTACCTGTAGTTCCTGTAGAAGCAGGTGAATCAGCTTTACCTTGTAATACTTCCTCACTTCCTGCTGTTTCTAAGCCAAACTTAATAGCTGATTTACTATAGAACTTATTCATATTAGCAATCGATGTATTAATACTATCTGGAACTATATGTCCCATCATATTAATTTGGAAATTAGTCTTTACTGTCCTATCTTGCCCTTGATTCACCTCTGTAGTAGTGGTGTATGAGTCAATCATAGCTCTAAAACTAAACTTTTCCGGATCTCCCCAGTATGCATCTGATGCAAAGTTAATAGATTCTACTATCTTATTCATTTGCTCTACATATTCAGTAAATATTACGCATGAGTAGGTAATATTAACATAATCTGGTATGATTACACCGTAGAACTCTTTAACTGGCTCTCTATTATTGAGTCTAGAAAAGTTATCGTATACATTCTTCTTAGAATACCCTTTTTGGAAGATAGCAAAGTTGTTTGGATTGTTAGCATCCATCTTATTGCCTAGAGTTCTGTTCTTTTCAATCGAATCTCTCTTAAACATGATAAGAGGAGTCTGTATTTTACCGTTTTTATCTCTATAAAAGCCATCTTTCTGTACAGCCGCCCATCTTTCTGGTGATCCATACATTACAGGTACGTTTAATCTCTTACCATTCTGTAATACTGATGGTTTGATAACGTTGTTAAAGTAATATACAATAGTTTCATCAATATCTCTTAGTCCAATACTAAATTGTTTAACATCATCGTTCTTAACTGAACGTTGATATCCTCTATTGTTACGGATTACATCCGGTGTAGTATGTTTTTGTGCACCATTGTAGGTATCAATTGCTGCTTGTGACAATTGAGACTGTTTTTTCGGTAATATTTTAGTCTTCTTAGCCATCTATTATCTTGCTCTTGTGATTCCTACTCTATCTGTTCTTGTTAAGTGACAATCTACTATTATAGATACGGAAGAACCGAATTTGTTGCCTCTGTTTGTTAAGTTATAGCTACTGTCTCTACCAGCGAATAACTGGTTCTCTCTAACTGTATCAACTTCGTAATAATCTTCATGCCACATTACTATATCACCTACTTCAGGTACGGTATCGGCATCAACTAAGTCCTGTCTGGTAAAAGCAAAAGAAGCTTCTCTACCTAAATCAGGTCCAAATTCATCTACATTAACTACTTGGTCACCTCTTGTGATTAAACAATTTAATTTAACCGGGTTGAGATATATCTTATCTAAAGCTTCTCCGTATAGGTTTGCTTGAGTATCGGTCAATGATAATTTATAGTAGCCAATTTCTTGTTCTACTATATCTTTTAGTATCTCTCTACTTATGTGAGTTGAAAGTACGTTAAAATCTTTTTGACTACCGAATAGCATATATTATTTTTTCTTTTCTACTGTCTTCTCAGCTACTTCTACTTTTTTTACTTCAGGTATCCTTTCTAAGGAAGTATTTTTAAAAGAAGCAAATGCTTCACTAGCTGGTTTGGTTGTTAACAATTTAACTTTCATAATAGCTGTATTATTATCGCCATTATGTGAAACCTGTCCAACTGTCAGTACTCCGGGCATAGCTCTTAACATCTCTCCGATATCTTGAACTGTAACATCCTCACTGTGTCCTATTCTTACCATTGCTTGGTAGACTGAGAACTGTATTTCTGATATTAGATCTTTTATTTTCATTATCCTACGTATATATGCATCGGTACTCCTTGCATTGTGTCATTTATAAACTTTGTCTGTGTAGCAGCAAGTTCTAGCTGGTTAGTTAGTGAAGCAGATTGCATAGTTGCTTTTAGATCTTCAACTAAAAATACTTTTTCATCTCTAGCATCTGCTAATAGATCTGCTGCATTCATACTTACTTCTGAACCAGGTACCGGTACTGTTTGATACTTTCCTCTAATATAAGCAAGCATTTCTTTGCATGTTGCTACTGTATATTTAAAAATCCACTGTCTTCCTATTGAATTAATTTCAGAATATATTAGATTTTGTGCGTTTACGTTTGAGATGTTTGTTGATACCCCTGTTGATGATGTTCCTCCTCCAGTTCCACTAACTCCACCGCTTGATGAAGAAGATGCTTCTATAAGTAACGAGTCATCTACATAAGCATTAGTTTTATCTGATACTTTATAGTATTGTATTTTTAATTTACCAGCTGCTTTAGGGGTAGGAAATATTCTAAGCTTATTATTATTTATTTCAAAGGTAAATGCTGATTTTCTTATCTGATCATTGAACTCTATTGCTTGAGTCTTTAAAACATCGTAAGATGCAGGCATAAGTAGGAAATTTACTCCTGGTGAGTATGATCCAAAATCAAATGCATCCATTAGCGACTGTATTCCTGTTCCTGTTCCTGCATATGGATCAAAATACCTTAGTATTGCAGGTGGTGCTTCATAAAATACTTTACGAATTTCTATACTCCCATCTCCAATTAAATCTTCTAGGTCATAATTCTGCTGACCTCCTACTAAGTCTATTAATTTACTCTTTAAATCTACATCTCCTCCAACTCCTGCTTCCATTCCGTATTGAGCACTTGCTCTTATAACACTCTGCAGGCTTGGTTTAAATATAGTTGCATTAACTGCTTGTCCATTTGCAGAACCTCCTATAGTACTTGACATTGTAGAGGCAGCTATAGACTCTATTACTTCTTTTCCGTATGCAGTAACTGCTTCTTCAAAGGCAGTATAGAATTGTCTTTCATTTAACTCTATATCTAATACAGGCCATCCTAATTTCTCAGCACAATATCTTGCAACCTTTGGAGCATCTTCTTGAAATGCTAGGTCATCGTCGTAAAATCCGAAAGGAGTAGCATCACCTGCAATAAAGTTAGTAGTGCCGTCCCAAATTTGAATATCTGCCATAATTTATTAGTCTTCTTCTGTTAATGCTACAAAGTAACTTATACTAGAACCAGATGAATGAATCGATTGTGCTTTAATAGATCTAAGATCTCCATAACTAAAATTATCAAACGTTTCATTTACGTACTCTGAGCTAAACATAAAGCTTCCGCTAGGACTCAATAAGTAATGTTGCTCTGAAGATGAACCTGATATGTGTAGATCGATATTCTCATCAGATAGGTTAGTAATTCTAGCATATTTTATACTAGAAGAAACAAATTGACCTGCTCCTGGTAGGTTATCGACATTCATTACCTCTGTTACTGAACCAGAAGGTATATTCATTACTCTATTATCAGCATAGCTTATACTAGGAATTCTAATTTCTACGTTAGTTCCTCGCTCAACTCCTTCGAGTTTTACTCTCTCTCTAATAAAGTATGTAAAATTTGCATATTTAGGCATCTTGGAATAGTTTATT